TGACCAATATAAATCTGGTGATAAAACACCTGAGATATCACAGATAAGACACAATTATAAGGGTGGTAACTATGCCTGTACTTATGGCGCAGGCCTTAAAACGCTTGCTAGGCAGTTAAATATTAGTGAAGGGGACGCCGGGAAGATACATAAAGCATATTGGAAGCGTAACTGGTCTTTAAAGAAGATAGCTAAAGATGCTGAAGTGAGAACAGTTGATGGACAATTGTGGTTATGGAATCCAGTATCTCAATTATATTACTTCCTAAAAGCAGAGAAGGATAAGTTTTCTACACTCAACCAAGGGACAGGTACTTACTGTTTTGATATATGGTTAGGTTTTATTATACGTAAAAGAAAACAACTGACAGCACAGTTTCATGATGAGATTATATTAGAAGTACAAGAGAGTAAGCAAGAAGATATAAGTAAGATGTTAGAAGAAGCTATGTGTAGTGTTAATAAAAACCTTAAGTTAAACAGGGACTTAGCCTGTGATATTTCTTTTGGTAAAGACTATGCAAAGATACATTAATGTGTTATACTACACAGGATTTATTAATTTACAACGGAGATAAAGATGGCATTAAATAGAGTATCACCCAAAACAGAAAAGAGTAACTCTAATACAGAGTATACTAATGTTGCAGAAGGTGAACATGAAGGTCGCCTAGTCTATGTAGCTGATTTAGGGTTACAAGAGCGCAACTTCGCTGGTGAAGAAAAACCACCTGCACAACAGTTAGCATTAGGTATAGAGTTAGTAGGACAAGTACAAACCATGTCAGACGGTGGTACAGTTCCTAGGATTCTTTGGTCTAAGCCTTTTAACATATTCCAAACCATGAATGAACGTGGTAACGAATATAAATATTATAAGATGTTTGTTCCTACAGCTCAAGAAGGCCAAGTAGCTGACTGGGATAACGTATTAGGATTACCTATAAGTGTACAAGTATCACATAGTGTATCAGGTGACCGTACTTATGATAATATAAGTAGCTTAAATCCAGTTCCTACAAAGTACAGAGACCAAGTTGCAGAAGCAGCTACTACTAGTACAGCAGTAGGGGATGCAGAGGACGCTAACAACGTAGCAACTAAAGCTATGTTTGGTTTAGTTAGGTTCATCCATGAGAAGCGTATTAACGGTAGAGTTGAGAGCGCACCAACAATTGCTAATGCAACTGGTGACGAAGACTTTGCAAATGATATTCCTTTTTAGATGAAACTTTTAATAGATGGAGACCCAATAGTTTATAGAATTGGGTTCGCATGTCAGAAGAAGGATAAGGAAACAGGGGAAGTGAAAGCTGAACCTGTTGCCTATACTCTTTACTCTTGCAAAACATTTATTAACCAGATGTTAGAGAAGACGAAAGCTGATAGTTATAAGATATTCCTAACTGGTAAGAATAACTTTAGGTATACAGTTAGGGAAGATTATAAGGCTAATCGTTCAGGCACGGTAAAGCCTGTGCATTATCAGACTGTTAGGGATTACTTAGTTAAGCACTTTGATGCTCAAGTAGTTGATACAATAGAAGCTGATGATGCACTAGCATTAGCTCAGACAGAGGATACAGCTATCGCTACCGTTGATAAAGACTTATTAATGGTTGAGGGTAGGCATTACAATTACGTTAAGCAAACTTGGCAGGATGTAACAGCTAAGGGTGGAGAGCGTTTCTTTTATGAGCAGATGATAACAGGTGATAAGGTAGATAATATCATAGGCATACGTGGCTTAGGCCCTGTTAAGGCTAAGAAGATATTAGATACAACACCTAGGGAAGACTGGGATAAAGTTATTTTAGACTTATATCTCAACGAGTTTAAGCCTGACGGCTTCCAGAGATGTGTAGAGAATACACAATTACTATGGATGCTACAGAGGGATAAACAAATACCAATGGAGTTTAAAAATGAAACCAAAGAAAAATAAGAACAAGAAGACTATATACAGGAGTGGTTTAGAAAGTACTTTTGCTAAGAACACTCAAGGTGAAGACTATAAGTTTGAACCAGAACGTATGCCGTATATAATAAAGAGGAAGTATGTTCCTGATTTTGTAAAAGGTGATACAGTTATAGAGTGTAAAGGTTTCTTCAGGGCAGGGGATACATTAAAATATAAATCTGTGAGGGATTGCTATCCGGATAAAGAATTTATATTTGTATTGTCTAACCCCGAAAAGAAAGTTAGAAAAGGTAGTAAGTTAAACATGGGCCAGTGGTGTTTCAAAGAGGGGTTTGCTTTCTTTACTGTAAAGCAAACTGCTAACCTTAAGAGATACTTGAAATTAAGTGTTGAAGATAAACTTAAGTATAGACAGATGTACCTAACAGGTGTATAATGTTTACAACAAATCCAATAATAAAGGAGACAGACATGACATTCGCTGAGGTGTGTGAAGAGATAAAGCTACTAGACGAGATTACAGTAATGGAGTTACTTGAAATAAGTTCTGAGGATTTAGTAGATAGATTCGAGGATAAGGTAGAACTTAAATACGAAACTCTTGCAATTGATTTCACAGAAGATAAGGAATAACATGACTCAGATACTAACTAAAAAAGAAACCTATACTATAGACTACCCTAAAGCTGTTGAATATTGTGAAGACGCTGAGAGGATTTTATGGTTTAGTGGAGAGATAGAAGTAGAAAAAGATATACATGACTTAAAAACTAAACTATCCCCATCAGAATTACATGGGGTTACTACAGTTCTTAAGTTATTTACTTTATATGAATTACACGTAGGTAATGAGTACTGGTTAGACTACGTGAGGAAAGTATTTCCCCGCCCTGAAATCCAGCGCATGGCTAGTGTGTTTGGTATGTTAGAACTAAACGTACATGCACCATTCTACGATAAATTAAATGAAGTAATGGGATTAAAGACAGATGAGTTTTATAATAGTTACACAAACGATAAAGTATTAAAGGATAGAATGGCTTGGGTTGATAGACAGTTTAAGGGTGGTGACCCACTACTTATTACAGCTATTGGCAGTATAACTGAAGGTGCTATTTTATATAGTAACTTTGCTTTCCTTAAGCATTTTCAAGCTGAAGGTAAGAATAAACTTATGAACATGACAGCAGGTATTAACTTCTCAGTTAGAGATGAGAACTTGCACAGCGAAGCCGGGGCTTGGTTACATAAGACTTTAAAGAAGGAACTTAACATAAGTGTTGAAGACTATGCCAAGGTTTCAAGTAAGATTTTAAAAACGTGTGGTGAAATATACGAACATGAGTCACGTATCATCGATATGATATTCGAGAAAGGTGACATCAAAGGTATCACTGCTAAACAAATGAAGAACTTTATACAAGCTAGATTAAATATTTGCTTAACACAATTAGATATAGAACCTATGTATACAGTAGAGTATGACCCTATCAGTAGCTGGTTTTATAAAAACATTAACAGTGGTTCGTTACACGATTTCTTTGCTAAACAAGGAAACAACTATACTCGTGACTGGGTACAAGGAAAATTCACATGGTAGATAAACTAAAACCTAAGAAAGCAGATAGAAAGAAATTTGATTTAGATTTAGCATACGGTGAAGTAAGAGAAAACGAAGTAGCCAGTATGTTACAAGATAAAAAGATTGAAGTTAAGAGTGAACGAGGTATGTGGATGAGGACTGGTAATATCTGTATTGAATATGAGAGTTGGGGTAATCCGTCTGGTATTGATGCAACTGAGTCTGAGTATTGGTTTCATAATTTATGTATAGGTAAAGGTACTTTTATGACATTAGTATTTGAAACAGAAAGTTTAAGGAGAATAATAAGAACTATGAAGGGTAAGAAGTCTGTAATGGGTGGAGATAACAACGCATCTAAGTTGTGGTTACTACCATTAAAGAAACTATTTACACCTGAAAACTTTGAGGCATTTAAAAATGAAGCATAACAGTATATATAAAGAATTAGGAGATGAACGTAAGAAATTACAAGCAGAGGGTAAGTTACCTTTATGGGTTACTACACCTTCTTGGCAGATATTAAAAGAGAAGTATGTTACTGACTCTTGTCCAGACTTGCATTCAATCTATAAAAGAATATCCATAGCAGCAGCAAAGCACATGAAGGATGAAGAAGACCATTATCAAAAGGTATTCTTTAATCTTATGTGGAACGGATGGCTAGCCTGTTCTACTCCTGTGCTTGCTAATATGGGTGAAGGTAGAGGGTGTCCGGTCTCTTGTAGTGGTAGCTTTGTAGAGGATAATGTATATGACTTTTATGATTCACAAAAAGAAATTGCAATCCTTTCCAAGAATGGCTTCGGCACATCAAGTTATCTTGGTGACATAAGAGAACGTGGTACACCCATATCTGCTGGTGGATTTGCATCCGGGGTAATGCCAGTCCTTAAGGATTTTATACAGTTATCTAGAGATGTATCCCAAGGTAATACTAGAAGGGGTGCTTGGTCTGGTTACTTACCTATTGAGCATGGTGACTTCTATGAGATTGCTGCTTACGTACAGGATAAACCTGATGACTGTAATATAGGATGGTTAATATCTAATGACTTTATTAAAAGATTAGATGATAAAGATGAGGATGCCTTGGGTAGATATCAGAAAGCTATGAAAGTTAAGATGCTTACTGGTAAAGGTTACTTCGTTTTTATAGATAAAATTAATGAGGCTAACCCAGATATGTATAAGGAACATGGACTTAGTGTTAAAGCTAGTAATCTATGTACTGAAATTACATTACACTCAGACGAGTTCCATACGTTTACGTGTGTATTAAGTAGTATGAATCTATCTAAGTATGATGAGTGGAAAGATACAGATGCTGTTTATAATGCTACTGTATTCTTAGACTGTGTAGCTGAAGAGTTTATACAAATTGGTAAGGGAATTAAGGGATTAGATAAAGCAGTTAGGGCTACTAAACGTGGTAGAGCATTAGGTTTAGGCACTCTAGGATTTCATACATACTTACAACAAAATAGTATTGATATAGAATCTTTAGAAGCTCATAGTATAAACATAGAAATATTCTCTAACCTTAAAAAAGAAGCAGTTAGGGCTAGTAAAATGTTAGCAGTTAAATTGGGTGAGCCTAAATGGTGTAAAGGACATGGTTTACGTAACACTCACCTGTTGGCCGTAGCTCCTAATTCTAGCAGTGCTTTAGTCTGTGGGTCAGTATCACAAGGGATAGAACCTATATATAAGAATATCTTTGTACAAGGAAGCCCAGCCGGGGAAATCAATAGAGTTAACCCTGTGCTTTTGAGTATCATGAGAGAGAAGGGTATCTATAATAAGAAGACTATAGATAGTATCATTAAAGATAATGGTTCTGTGCAATTAGTTGACTGGTTAACTGATGAGGAGAAAGCTGTATTTAAAACTAGCTTTGAGATTAATCAGGAAGTACTAGTTAGACTAGCGAGTGTTAGGCAGAAGTTTATTTGTCAAGCTCAGTCACTTAACTTGTTCTTCCCTTCAAGCACATCCGAAGAGGAAATATCACGTGTCCACAAACTAGCCTTTAAAGATAAATGGATAAAATCATTATACTATTTACGAAGTGAGGCAGGAGTGAGAGGCAGCAATGGCGAATGTGTTGCGTGTGAAGGTTAAGTATTAATGTTATATAAATAAATATCATAATTGTTATAATAAAGTTGATTTGGGGGTTACTATACTACCCCCAAGGATTTTAAAGCTCTTAAATTGGCTGTAAGGAGATGTGACATTCCTTTACCTATAGGTTCTTCGGCCTCTACCGCCACGTCCACTACCACCGCCGTTTTCACGTCTTTCTTTACGTCTCTGTTTCTCTTCTCTGTCTAATCTCTTTTCAAGACCACCACCAACGAAGTTATACAATAATTTACCTACAGTTGGGGTATGTCTCCAAGCCTTTTCCCATTCTTGTGTTCCTTCAACAGCTCCAAGTTGTATTAGTGATTGTTGGACTACATCTTTTGCCCAAGCGTGTGGTGGAATTATAAGAGAAGAAACACCGCCTACAACATCTCCTCTCTTCCAATACCTATCTCTAGCAAATTCACCAGCACCTAACATACTCCAAAAGAACTCTGCTGATTCATCTGTCATATCATCTGCAAAATCTATCTCTGACTTGCCTTCACTCATTACATATCTTTGACCTAACTTAACACCAGCGTTTAGCCCACCTACATATATTGCTAACCCCGCTGCATTCTTAATAGAGTTTACGTAGTTACCTTTTTTAGCCTCTTGATAAACGCCTCTTCTCATTATATCAAATTGTTTTAGTGTGAATGTTTTTAACATATAAGCTAATCTAGCATTTGGATTATTTTGGTAGGCAGCTGATTGTTCTAATAACGATATAGGTTGAGCGTCTGATAGCTCATTCCATAAGTGTAATTTAACCCTTGAAGTAATTCTACCCGCTTGGTAATCTCCTACTAATAGGTTAAATTCGTCTGCTCCAAACATATCTTTATATTTATTAGCGAATACTTTCATACCACCTGGTGAATCAACTAGAGTAGTAGCTTTACGATGAGCAGCGCCTAGGAATATATTCTTACCCATTCTATCCACTTGTCTGAAGCCACTAGCGGTTAGAAATCTACCTAACCAAACTGACGTATCTAATGAAGTACTTAGCTCATGAGATAATATATCGTCTAAGCCCATTCCTTGCATATTAACAGGGGTTTTACCAGCTATAGCTCTTATTGTGTGTGAACTGCCGTTAAGGGCTGCGGATACACCAACATCACCTAATTGTGTTGAAGCAGATACTGGGTTAGCTAGAACACTACCATAACCTACATTCCTAATAAATCTAAATAAAGCATTAGGAGCTACTTCACCCGGGCCTAGTCTACCTTTTATTAGGTTAACTAGTTCCTGCTCAGCTTCCATCCCTATGCCCTTCCCTTTATTGGCTACTCTTGTAATTAAAGAGGATACTGAAGCGTCAATATCTAATACATTAGTACCTTCTACTTCTTTAGTACTCTTACCTAATAACTTTCTTTTACCAATTTGTTGTACTGATTTACGTAAGTAATTATCTAAAGCATAAGTAGGGTTCTCATAGAATTTACTTATCTTTTCAGAGACATGGGGTACTGCTCTTTGCTTTGTAAATGATAGTTTACCTCCGCCCGGTGCTACATTATGTCCTGATAGCATAGCGTTAAGTATCTTCGCCTCTTCACCAGCGGGTAAATCTCTAACTGAAGCTAGGCCTAATGACTTAGCCCTTACTCTGAGCGCATCATCTAGCTTAGTACTGATAGGTCTACCTACTGCCTTTCTTAATCCTTTTAAATCTTTTACTATTCTTGGGAAATAGTTAGGTAGTTTTGTAAAACCATGACCTACGCTATTTA